CCTGTTTTACGAGACTTTGATAGTCTTTGGGACTCAGTTGTAAAACAGGAAAAAATCAGCCGAGGTAATACCAAAGCAGCAGGCAGTATGACTAGAAAACAAAAAGCAGCATGGTTACAGAAGTATGCTCCTGAAACCTGGCAAAAATTAACGGGTAAACGGGGAGAAAGGGATGATTGGGGAGGAAAAAATCGGGAACTTGGGTATATTTTTCATACCAATCGTAACCACATAGCTACTTGGTATGGTCCTGTAGATGTATCAACTACTCTAGATGAAGAACAAGCATTTGGTTGTGCTGAATACGCGTATACAGATTTAAGACACGAAGCTCAGCAAATGCCTGTCTTATTTCAAAATATTGCTAGAGATATAGAAAACCAGTTAGTGTTTCCTAATAACTATTTTAATAGTTTATTAGTTAATTTATATACTAATAAGGGTCTAGACCTTCACTCAGATGATGAAGCAATCTACATGTACAACAACGGAATTGTAGGTGCTGTAGCAACTATCAGTTTAGGAGAAACGGCAGTTGCTACTATAGCTAGGAATGATCGTAGTAAATATTTTAAGATTAAACTAACAGATAGAAGTTGCTACCTGATGCCTGAAGGCAACTTCCAGAATAAGTACAAGCATTCAGTAAGTGCACCATCAGGACGTAGGATAAGTTTAACATTCAGACATATACCTTTATGAGTAAAAACATAAACCTGGAAATAGCAGGAAGTAATACTTTATCGCGTACGGCGTGTGCTTTATTGCTCCCACTTACTATATTATCTAATAAAAACAATGAGATAGATAAAGAAGAGTTTATAAACGCCGTCAGCTGGATTAAGGATTATCGGACTTGGAACAAGTATTGGAATGAACTAGAGAAAAATAACGTTTTAGTTCAATTAGATACAAAAAAATGGATGGTTTGTCCTCATATGTGTTATTCCGATGGAGTATCTCATAACGAATTAATTACTAAATGGAATGAGGTTTCTAATGCAATTAACTAATTTACCTGATCTCAATACTGATGTTGAAACTACTGACCATTTGACTAAAGATCAGTTAGCAGGAGCTTTACCGGATAAACGGTTTAGAAAGCACCTAACAGATGAGATCGTAGATATGATCAATTCTGAACCAGATTCAGAGTTACGAAGAGTATTCCGTGATAACACGTTAACATACAGTTCTGTCTTAGCTACTGGAAGATACTCATTAACTGCGTATATACACGCTATTAAGTTTACTTCTTTGAAGCTAATGGGAGATAAGGCTTCTACTGCTTATAGTAAGGTTTTTCCGGATCGTTATCAGAACTTAATCGATAAAGGGGCCTCTTCTAGCTATATTGCCAGCTTTGCAGATAACTATGGAAATAACGCTTTAGTTACGAAGATTCTGGAACAAACTCTTGTACCTACGCATATATTAAATGCCGGCGTATATCAGGAAGCTATTAACACACAAGCAGAATTAATGCGTACTGCTAAATCAGAACTAGTAAGACAGAAGGCAGCTGAATCACTGATCAGTAACTTAGCTGCTCCAGCTGCAGCTAAATTAGAAATTGATATTGGTTATAGTAATGACTTAGTAGAGGATCTACGGGCAACTACTAGAGCACTTGCTCAACAACAATTACGTATGATTATGAATGGCCAATCCAGCGCTAAAGAAGTAGCCCATAGTGAAATAATAGCTAAAAAAGCTATACCGGTGGAAACAACCTATGAGGTAATTGATGAAAAATAATGTTTCAGACATACTTAAGGTACTTCCGCATAAATACCCGTTTCTTATGATAGATAAGGTTATAAGTACAACTGACACAAAGATAATTACTTTAAAAAATGTATCACATAACGAGCCTTATTTTAGTGGGCATTTTCCTGATTTCCCTATTATGCCAGGAGTACTTATACTAGAGGGAATGTTTCAATCTGGGGGACTACTATTCGGTTTCGCCAATTTAGTTAAAGAACAATTAGCTTATGTAACTACAATAGATAAAGTTAAATTCATTAAACCTGCACTTCCTGGGGATCAAATAAAATTTGAGATAAACATCACTACTAACTTATCTAAATATGCCAGATTTTCTGGTAAAGCATATGTTGATGACGTATTAATAACTCAAGCTACATGGACATCCGTTATAATAAATAATACAAAGGAATAATATGATTAAGCCAATAATTTTCAAATGGTTAATTTGGATGATAGCAATTAATACATTAACTTTACTAGCCAATAACATTATAATTTCTGTAATGATGGGTTGGCTCGATAATCCATTCGTAATGAATTAGAGGTAAGGAATGTCCCTAGTTAAGAAAACGGTAGATCAATGGCTTAATGATACTGACTATAACGATGATCCCACTTATGTACCAAGTGAATTTGCCTTGGAATTTATATCGTTTATTAAATTAGTTAATGGTGAAAAAGGAGAAGAAAATAAAACTCCTATAATTCATTATAAGATGCTGGATAAAATAGCAGGTAAAAACGAGAATACTGCTAATATGTGCGCACGAGGGTTAGCTAAAACTACTATATTTGCTGAGTACTTATTCTTGTATATAGCTGTTTATGGGGCGATTCCGGGATTTGGAAAGGTAGATTATGCTTTGTATCTTTCAGATAGTATTGAAAATGGTGTAAAGAAGATGCGGCTTCGTATGGAGCGGCGGTGTGAGCAAAGTGAGTTTTTGAAACGATATATTTCAACTACTAGATTTACTGATATCAGATGGTATTTTAAAAATGCTGAGGGGAAGGAATTTGTTGTTACTGGACATGGAGCAAAAACGGGTGTTCGTGGTACAGTTGAATTAAACACGAGACCGCAACTTGCTGTACTTGATGATCTGTTAGGAGATGAAGATGCTAGGTCTGCGACTATTATCGAGAATGTGGAAAACACGGTCTACTCGGCTATTGATTATGCGTTACATCCTAATAAGAGGAAAGTTATTTGGTCTGGAACTCCGTTTAATGCTAAAGACCCTTTATATAAAGCTATTGAATCTGGGGTCTGGTATGTGAATGTATACCCGGTTTGTGAAATGTTTCCGTGCTCGCGTAAAGAGTTTAAAGGGGCTTGGGAAGATAGATTTGGTTATGACTATGTAAATAATCAATATATTAAAGCTAAAGGAGCCGGACAATTAGATTCATTTAACCAAGAGTTAATGCTGCGTATTACGTCAGAAGAAGACAGGCTAATCCAGGATTCAGATTTAGTCTGGTATAAACGCAGTAACATATTGAAAAATAAGGGTGCTTATAACTTTTACATCACTACAGATTTTGCTACATCTGATCGAGAGCATGCTGATTTTAGCGTAATCAATGTCTGGGCCCTTAATAACAATGGAGATTGGCTTTGGGTAGATGGATTTTGTAAACGTGCGCTCATGAATGATACGATAGACGCATTGTTTAGATTAGCTCAAGAATGGCGCCCACAAGAAGTAGGCATTGAAATATCCGGACAGCAGGGTGGTTTTATTAGTTGGATTCAAAATGAAATGGGGCAGCGCAATAATTATTTTACATTGTCTAAAGGGAAAAACAGCAATACAATAGGGATTAGGCCTACTAAAGATAAGATGAGCAGATTTCAACAGAATGCTGTTCCCTTGTTTAAATCTAAAAAAATATGGTTGCCGGAAGAATTAAAAGATAGTGAGGAACTTGTAGAGTTGCTTTTTGAGTTATCTTTAGCTACTCTAAAGGGGTTTAAAAGTAAACATGATGATCACATAGATACAATCACTATGTTGGCAGAACTAAATGCGTGGAAACCAAGTGAAGTAGGACCGCAAGAAGAAGATAAAAATGAGTTAGAAAACTCAATTATGTGGGGTGATGATGGCAGTACCAAGAAAGCAGGAGACAGTTCTTACTTTGTTTAATAATTCGCTCCAACTCAGCTCGTCTTCTCAACGAGTTGAGCTCCTCCCGGATAGGTAGGGGCTAAAGCCCCTACCTATCTGTCTTATTAAAGGAATGATATGAAAGTTTCTGAATATGTTGATTACTTAACTACTGGGGAATGCAGTAAGCTTGCTATTGCCAGTGTTGGAGATATGTCTTCTAACCCAAGCCCATCGCCTTCTGCAGTACAGGTAGTTAACCAAAATAAATTTATTAACTATGTAAATTTAGCTAACCTAGCTTTACATAAACGATTTCATTTAATGGTAAAAACTTATGAAATGGACAACCCATTAGATGGGGAGGAATTTACTTTACCTTCTGATTTCCTTTCTCCTATCTATGCATACTATGCTTCAGATTTTGTAGAAGTACCTATTAAAGATAATTCGGTAAAACTAGTACAAGATGTTGATCAACATGTATCTATTCTTATCCCTGAACCATTTAAAGCAGTTATTAAAGGTACTGATGCAGAAGAGCCTAAACGTACTCAAATTCTTTTAAAATACGCGGCGGCTCCTAAAAAAGCTAAAAATACCTATACAGATTTAAAAATTAACGAAGTATATACAGAAGCACTACTTAATTACTCCGCATATAAAGCACATGTTACTACTAGTGGAGATATGCAAAGTGAAAATAACACTTATTACATGCGTTATGAGGCTAGTTGCAAACAACTCATTAATTCTGGTATGTGGGGGAATAATGAAATAGAAATCAATACCAAATTAACTGATAATGGATTTGTATAATTAGTTGACTTTTTAAAAAAGTATCGTATTGTAGTAGTGCAACCATTGCCAATGCTGAGAATAACCTCCTAAGGAGTTAATAATGGCATACTATGACACGATTAATCTCGTGGCTAATGATACAAAGCCAGAGATCAACCTAACATTAAAAGATTCTAACACTGCCGCAACTGGTCTAACTCTAGATCCTGATGACTCAGCTACCTGGAAAGTCATCGATATTTCCGATCCTATAGTTACAGTAAAATTTCGTGCTTTGGGTAGTTCAACTGTCCTAGATACGATGACTTGCATAAAAGTAGCTCCGTTTACAGACGGAGCTTGCTATATGCCATGGGGCGCTGATACTTTGAATGTTTCAGCTGGTACTTATGAAGGTGAAATTTCATTAACATATACTACTGGAGGTATTTTAACTATTTTTGATAGGCTTAAATTTAAAGTAAGGGCTGACTTTTAATGTCCAATCACGGTGCTGCAGAAGTTACATATGTTAAAATTGATACGGAAGTTTTACTAGACTACGATAGTAAAAATAGGGAATTTTATTTTACAGTTCCTTTAGCTGATGCGCATGCAACTGTAATAGTAAAACCAGCAATAAGTGATGTCTTTGCACTACTGGATGTTACAGCACTACATCCATCTAAACCACATGCAGATAGCGTTACTGTTTCAGATGCGGCTACTAAAGTACTAGCTAAATATCTAGCAGATGGTTTTGCTTTAGATGACTCGGCATTAATAGACAAAGATTACATTGGAACTAAAGGCAATGTTGCTACGATGTCGGATATTCTCGGGCTGTTGTATGGACATCCTGTAGCTGATAGTTATAGTATGAGTGACGTAGTTGCCCAAGCTTGGGACTACGCCAGAACCTTTAATGACTCTATTATACTAACAGATAGTGAATCTAATCCACTGGGTACGTTTGTACTTAACACAAGTACATTAAATGCGAGCGACTCCCAGTTTGCGTTAACTAAAGGTAACGATCAGGCTGATGCTCTTGGGCCTATTTCAGATGCAATAGCATTAACACCAGGTAAAAATTTCACAGATTCTTTTATATTTAGCGATGCTCATAGCTATAGCTTAGGTAAAGGTTTAGGTGACACAATTGGTTTGACAGATTATCTGTATATAGACTTTAAAACTTTGACTGATTCACTAAGTCTATCAGATACACTGGTCAATCATTTTTATGACAACACTACCATAGCAGACAATATAACGACTGTTTCTGATTCAATAAACGTAAGTCACATTACGGGTGGGGTCTTTAATGCAGCAGGAGTACCGTTAAATAATATGACATTAAACTAGGAGTTTAAGAAGATGATTAACGATAATTTAACATTAACAGGTGCATTAACTATTTCACTAAATGACGTAGTAGTGCAAGAAACAAACAATTTAGTAGTAACGGCAGGTAAAAACTGGGTAGCTGATAGAATGAACGATGCGAACACAGTAATGACGCATATGGCATTAGGTACCGGTACTAACGCAGCAGCCGCTGGAGATACCACGTTACAGACAGAAATTGACAGAAATGCTTTAACAAGTACTACTGTTTCAACTAATACAGTTGCATATGGATGTACTTGGGCAGCTGGTGATGGTACAGGTGCTATTACTGAAGCTGGTCTTTTCGATGCTGCTTCAACTGGTGACATGCTTGCACGTACTGTATTCTCAGTAGTTAATAAAGGCGCATCAGACTCAATAACTATTACGTGGACTATTACCATATCTTAATAATCCCCTGTTATCTAAAGGAGTACAGTTATGGGCGTAAAGTTTACGAATAATGCGTATACAACATTAGCCTCAACAATATCAGCGTCAGCTACTAGTTTTGATCTAACTTCAGCTGCGTCTTTTCCTACACTAGGTGCGGGAGACTGGACATATGTATCCCTATCCGATGAAGTAGTTAAAGTTACTGCTATTTCGGGGGTTACTTGTACATGTGATGCTGTAGTAGGTGGGCACTCTGCTGGTATTCCTATTGAACTCAGAATGACAGCAGAACTATTAAATGATTTTTCTGAAGATGATGATTATTCTGAAACTGTTGCTACTCCAACAGCTGCGCAAACAGATTTTGCTCATGTATATACAGCAGGACGATTACATGTATTTTTAAATGGTGTAAAACTATTAAATGGAGTAGGAAATGATTTTGTAGCTACTAATGGTACTACAGTAGTCCTTGCAGCGGGGGCTACTACTGCCGATAAGATTGAATTTATAAATTTCTAAAAGGATAAGATAATGAGCAAAGCTAGAGAACTCGCAAACTTACTAGAAGCAGACGGGGATGTTATCTCAGCTGGCTTAGATAACGTACCTGCAAGTGACTGGGATACTCTTTTAAATGTACCGGCCTGGGCTAACACAGATACAAGAGACGCCAGTAATATTAATGCCGGAACGCTACCTAACGCACGAATAACAGATCTTCCTAATGCTCAAGTTGCTGGTTTGGCGGCTTCTGCTACTACAGATACTACGGTTGGTTCTAATATTGCAAGTGGGACTATAGACATTGCACGTTTACCTTCTACCGCAGTAAACTCAAACGTAGATTTAACTACACTCTCTGCTAGTAATTTAACTTCTGGTACAGTAGCTGCAGCTAGACTAGGTTCTGGTACTGGTGGTTCAGGAAATTATTTAAGAGGAGATGGGGCTTGGACGACTAACTGTACTAATCATGGTAATTGTGCTAATTGTTCAGGAACGAGTACCCATACCAATTGTACTAATTGTTCTGGAACCAGTACTCACACTAATTGTACTAATTGTTCGGGTACATATACCGGGGCTAATTGTACTGGCATCTTTCTTACTGCAAGTGGGACCGCAAGTCCCACTTACACAAGCACATTATCAGCTCAAGGAACTAATGTTCTTATGACTCCAGGTGTTTGCGCTTGTAATTGTTAATGGAGAATTTTAATTATGTTTAAAAAAATGTATGACAGTTTAAGTATAGGGGTTCATTTAGAATTCTTAGTTCACGATGATAATATGTGTTTGAAAGTCTGGACTCCAATTACAGAAGATGAATTTGATAATGTAGATTCAGAGATACAATATCCTGAACAAAGCTTATCAGTGCCGGTATTACCAGGTTATGGTGAATTTCCAGGAAATAATGGTGGAGTTTTTCATAGTAAATTGCCAGCAATGGCGATGTGGGGTAAAAAAGTTACCGGGGATACATTTTTACCGCATATACCAGAAGATATTAGAGCTGCTTATGCTGAAAAATTAGCTGATACGTATTTTGTTAATACTGGTTATGCATGGATTGATCCTACTGATCCATCAATTTCTGCGGGAGAAAAATCAGATATGGCTTGCTGGACAATAGGATTAAATCAATCTTCAAATGCATCAGCTAGTTTTAATGCATTAGCTAACTCATATAATACAAAAGCCCATCCTTTACGTGCTGCTAGGCAATATAGTTATCCTGCTGCTTTATTTGTTTATCAGTTATTTCAATCAGATAAATTTACAGAGTGTTCACTTACATTGAAATACAATCGTGGATATGGATTTAGTACTAATATTGTAGATGGCTGGACAGTTGGTACAGATGATAAAGAATTATTTAAAACTTCTGGTTCTGGATACAATTATATAGGGCAAATGAGTGAAGCTTTTCCACATTTTGAAGTAACTTCTGGTGGTGGAGCTATTGATGCTGACGCAACAGATACGGTAAATTTTAAAATGGTCGATAACGATGATACTTTGATTGAAGAAGACTCTGAAGCATACCTAGAATCAACTGGTGGGTATCTACCTAAAACTCGGGTACCTATAACTGATGGACTTGGTTCTTTTAAAGTAACTGCCCTGGGATTAGAATCTGGTGATGAATTTAAAGTAAAGATTGGTTTTAGAAATCTAACTGGTGTGCATGACGTATCCTATACGGTTTCATAAAGTATGGATTTGTATGACAAGTTAGATGTCCAGCATGAGTGGACAACTCCAATTGGTAGTATTGATATTTATTTGCCTGATATAGTCAGACAAGTTTTAATTAAAATACTAACAAATTATAAAAATATCTCTACACCAGATAGTTATAATAATACAAAACATTTATTCGATGCCAATGCGTATAATTTATTTGATTTTTCTGATAAGTCTTTTAGTGCTCTAGAGGAAAGATGTCTTACAGATTTTGAAGGAATTGCTTCTAAAATTATTAGAACTTATGTAAAAAAAGCATGGGGGTGGGATGAGGAAACAAAAATAAAATCTAGATGTTTTGGTAATGTTCAACGATCATTTAGTAGACGAACTGCACCACATTATCACCATGGTTGGGATGGAGTTTTTATTCATTATTTAACTGTAGGGGAGGAATTTAATTATCCTTTATTTGATGCTGAAGCTAATACAAAATTAACAGAAATTGCAGGTAGAGCAAAGCATGGTCGAGAAATGCTAGATACAACGGATAGTGCGGCTACTCATTCAGATCATAGTGGAGACTTAATTTTTCTCGATCCAAGACATTCCATAAAAATGCCTTATAACAACAAGGCAAAAACTTATAAGCCGAAAGTTGGAACAACCCTCGTACACCCCGCATACCTTTGGCACGAAACAGAAACCCATACAAAATCAGGAATTAGAGCAGCTATCATTGTCAATTTTAATATTGAAAACCCAAATTATGATCTTATCCCAACTTATTTAATATGAAAACAAGTAATCGTATTACCGATAGCAAAATTATCCATTCATATCCTGCTATAAGTATATTGAAAGGAGTACTACCTACAGATACGATTAATAATATAAGTAACTACCTTGAAGATGTTAACGACAATTCTGCAGCTACTTCATTGGCAGCTAATATATCTGGTGATCAATCAAATTTAGATGTTAAACATCCATTAATGAAAGACTTTTTTGAGGAAATGTTGCAAGGATGTTGTACATACCAAAATTTTATGAGTAGAAATGTTGTTGGTGTTAGTAGTCAGCATAGAACAATGATTCTTAATAGTTGTTGGTCCGTAAAAATGAATCCAAATGATTATAATCCTATGCATATTCATGGTACTAATTCAATAAGTGGACTTGCAACAATTTGTTATATCAAAGTACCAGAACATATTAAACAAGATGTTTTAAAATCACGAGAGGGTCATGTTGATAATGGAAAAGGTATGACGGATGGTCTTTTACAATTTAATTGGCATAATCAAAATACAGGTTCAGAAGATGACTATTGTCCAACTATTCGAGACTTAATTATACCAGTTGTAGGGGATTACTATGTTTTTCCTAAATGGTTATCTCATACTGTATACCCATATCGTGGGACTGAACAAAGATGGAGCGTACAAACTAATTTTGATGTATATACTAATGAAGAATTAGAGTTAAGAAACTCTTTTTATAATGAGTCTACTTCATGAAAACAGCAGAACATATTATATATTATAATAATTTAAAACCTGAACCTGTTGATGAAACGCCTCATCCATTAGATAGCTTTGCAAAAATTGAACAAAAATTTGCAACTCCTTTTATGGAAAGCGATACAAAACTTCCAGAAAAGATGCGTGAAGATCTAATAAAGGTTTTAGAATTAAAAGAAACTGCTTTATCTGAATTAAAAGAAAGTAATCCAGAATTTTATGGGATGGCTACATCAAAAGGTTTCTATGCTACTACTCATTATAATTTGTTTGATAACCCAGCAGAATACTCATTTGCAGAACAATCTATTTTAGAATTTGAACAAATAGCTTGTCAGATGATTCGGTACTACATTAGAAAGGGCTGGGGAGTTCAACAAGCTGATAAAATGGAAATAGAAGGTAGATGTTTTGGGAATGTTCAAAAAACAGGAGCAAGAACATATCCACATTACCATCAAGATATTAATGGAGTACTTGTTCATTATTTAAAACTGGGCGATGAAAATAAGGATTTAGATGAACAGTTATTTATAGATTGGGAAAAATCCCCAAGACATGGAACACATGCTGTGCTGTTTCAAGATCCGCGACCTGCTATATCTTACCCCTATTGGGAAAAAATTCATGCAGTTACACCTAGAATAGGGCTTACTATAATTCATCCTAATTATCTATGGCATGAGACTAATCCATGGCTTGGAGAAGGAACAAGAGTATGTATTGTAGTGAACTTTAGGATTATTTCTCATGGTTATAATGAATTACTCAAACCACTTAAAGGTTAAGCATGGCTCAATTTAAATTTTATTTAGAAAAAGACGATAACGAACTAATATTACATTACGATAATGAAACGTCAGAATTACGCTATGAGAATGAGGATATTGTTGTAGCACAAAATGTTTTTAAAGACTGGGCTCCATTTTATAAAATGGATGCAGGAAAACGCGAACTAACAAAAATAAAAATACAACTAGGACTTAAATGTAATTATTCTTGTGAGTACTGTTCACAAAGATTTATCCCTCGTAATCCAGATGATACCTATATTCATGAAGTGCCTGTAGGACATGAAGAAGATGGAAAGATCGCGCAGGAAATTAAAAAATTTGTTGAAAGGTTCGATAAAATATCAATAGGTAAGGAACTTACATTTGAATTATGGGGCGGTGAACCATTCTTATACTTTGAAAAAATGCAATTGGTAACGGAGCAATTACATAAAAAATACCCAGAAGCTAAATTTAGTGTAATTACAAATGGTTCTTTACTTAATCAAGAAATAATTAATTTTATCCAGCAATATAAATTTAGTGTTTCTATTTCACATGATGGTGTTGGCCAAAAGACAAGAGGACCAGATCCGTTAGAAGATTCAGATAAAAAGAAATGGTTATTTAAATTAAGAAATCTATTAGTTCCTGAAAATAGATTTTCTGTTAATGCAATGATTCATAAAGACAACGATAGCAGAACAGAAGTTCAACGATGGATAAGAAATAATTTTGGTGTGGTACCTATAGGAGAAGGAGGAACAGTTGATGCCTATGATGAGGGCGGTGCCTCTATGTCCTGGAATACACCAGAAGAACATATTGCATATCGACGAAAAGCATTTCGAGAAGTAATGGATCGAAAAATAGATCAATTTAGTATTTTACATCAAAAACTTGAAAACTTTATAACTTCATTAAAAGAACAAAGACCGTCTAGTTCTTTAGGACAGAAATGCTCAATGGATCGACCAGATAATATGGCAGTTGATCTTAATGGTAATGTAATTACTTGTCAAAATGTTACTATATCTAGTAATAACCCAGATGATATTTCACATCATATAGGGCATATGGACGATTTAGAGGCTATTATCATCAAAACAGGAACTCATTGGTCAGATAGGGAAGAATGTCCTAAATGTCCTGTGTTACACTTATGCCAAGGTAGTTGTCTATTCTTAAGCCCTGGTTCAAAGGAATGGAAACTTTCTTGTGACAATTCTTATAGTGACAATGTAGTATGGTTAGCAGCGGCACTGTATGAATTAACAGGACATATTTTGTATCGTATTGAGGGAGAAGGCTTACCTGAATACAGACAAGATGTATTTGGTTTTGAAACAAAAGCATATGCAGGTATTCCCTAATCATGGCTAGTTTAACAGAAATTACGCTCCAGCTAATTTATAAAAAATTGGAAGAAATCCTTGCTGCAATAAAAGGGCAAGAAAAGATATTGAATGAAAATGATGTGTTTAGTAGAGAAAATAAACCGGTTACTCAGGAACAGTTTAATACCGCAATGGAAGAAGTAATGAAAGTGGTAAATAAGAAAAATAGGGAGTTATAATAAATAACAATGCCCAGGAGATTAAAATGTGGAGAAAATTCTCGAGAATTTGTGGGGAGTATTCGTGGCCCTGGGATGGTGGATGCTTAATCGTCTAACAACAAAAATAGATGCATTGGAGAAGGACAAAGCTGATAGTTCAGCTGTTAATAAGAATTCTGGACTAATACATGAAACTGATAAAAGACTTGATGCAATACAACATACTACAGTTCCTAGAAGTGAATACAAATCCGATATTGGCGCTCTCCATGAGAGAGCAAACTATCTAGAAAGAGCTAAAGAGGATAAAGTACAGGATGTTCGAATTGTTGACTCAGAGCAAAAGAAAAAAGGCAAGTAAGTGGATAAGCTAAATGAAATGTTAATTGGTGTTCTTGCTGTAATAGGAGGATTTGTTACTAAGCGTATCTTTAATAACCACGATACTTTAAGTAATCGTATAACTGCTTTAGAAAAGGTAATGCTAACTAAAGAAGATATAAGTTCATTAGAGCGTAATATGGAGATGGTTGTTGAGCATCTGATCAATTTAAAAAAATGATCAAATGCCATTTAATATCCTTTAATAGGAGAAGTATTATGGTTCCGACTATAGTTGGTTTAATAGATAAATTGATGCCAGGTGGTAAAACTTATGCATTAATGGGTTTAGGTATATTAATGATGGTATGTCAAATGGGTGGTTGGCATAATTTTTCACAAGAAGCATGGGGTCTGCTAGGTATTGGTGGTGCAGCTACCTGGAAAATGGGGCAGGACCGGAAGTAACAAGTTGTGGAAGAGTTACTTATTACTATCATGCTGCTAATCCCAGCGCCCCATAAAGGGGTTAATTGGACAATCAACGAAGTGCCGACACAGATTCAGATAATTCATAAGTCTGGTTTAGAGGTGAGCTATAATGCCATCCCAGTCCCCTGTACTTCTAAACCCAGACATAAAAAGGAGATGATTTTTCATTCTCCTATGGATCGGTGTTATTCGGTATTTGATTTGAGTAGCCCGAGGTTTGTCAGACATCCGAATTATTGGTATAAGGCTGAACTTCCTAAACTTCCGGTAGTAAACTTAGGAGAATAAGTTATGGATATAGCTGCAATGTTCGAAGGACAAGGATGGTTTGCAATAGCAGGACAAATAGTACTTATATTTACAGCAGTTACTGGAGCTTTACCAGATAGATTTGTACAAAAAATTCCTATATTGGGAACTGTCTGGCCTATATTTAATTGGCTGGCTGGCAATGTATTTAATAATATTAATCATCCTAAAGGGATGGCCGCTCAAAATGACGTGGAGAAAGAAATCGATGAAGCTAAAGCTAAAGTCAGGACTCGTAGCGGTATGCCTGATGTTCTTGACGGGATGTAGTAGTATTCCCTGGGTTTCATTCTTAGCTCCTACAGCTAATTTTGCTTTGGGATTCTATGATCATAACGACTACTACTCTAAAGAATGTCTATGGTATGATGAAGTTAAATTGAATGATGAGACCAAGGAATGGTTTCGTGATAGTAATCCTCCAGAAATTGTGTCTCAAGATCTAGCTACAGTAAGCAGAAACAACGACATATACAAAGAAGTATGTAAAGAGGCTAAAAGCGTAGCTGATAAATTAACAGATAAGATAGATAGGATAATTGATTCACCTTGATGGCAACCAAGGAATACTACTAATGAAAGCCTACAAAATATTTCTCTGGATTCTAGGTGGTATAACAGTTATTGGAATTGGGCTATTTATTGTCTATGTTGTAGCAATGTCAAGAATACATTAAAATCTACTATTCACCCATTTATAGAATACATATAAGCCCATTAGCATTAGTATGTAAATAATACCGTCAAACCAGGGGATTTCATTTAAGAAGTCTGCTGTCTCTCCTGTTAAATAATTCATAATCAAAATGTTTAAAAGAGCACACGTTTCATTTGAAGAAATTATAGGACTTTATTTCGAGGATCACTCCATTGCAGATTCTATTTTAACTTATGTTTATGAAATAAGAAATAAATATCCGGAATCTGATGGCAAATCCAATTATGGTGGGTGGCAAAAAAGCATACTTAATTTATTAGATCAAGATCATCCTCTTAAAAAAGCTATTAAAAGCGAATTTAAAGAATATCTTAAATATTATTGTGTAGAAAAACCTGCTTACTTAGATTTTACTGCTTTATTCTGTAATATCAATCCTCCTGGTTCATCTAATGTAATGCATCATCATTTAGTAGGTGAATTTAGTGGGACATTATGGATACAAGCAGAACAAAATTCTGGTCAATTAATAATAATGAATCCATTTTCTAATAGGTTTATGAATACATGTGTTATACCTTCTCCAGAAACAAGAGATTACAACGCCATACATATAGATCCTGAACCAAATAAAGGTGTATTTTTTAATAGTAACCTAGTTCACTATGTCGATATTAATAGATCACAAAAAGATAGGGTTTCAATTGCTTATAATATAGGAATCCATTATTAAAGTAGCTCATACACCACTATAAATTTTATTACCATAAGTCCAAACAACTCCAGCAGTCTTAGTAGCATCTATATCTACGTGGATAAAATTCTTAGCAATCCCAACTCTATCAAATACTTGCATAACAGCCTTTAACATTTCATATCTAGCTGCAGAGCCTTTAGTTTGTAAATCCGCCGCCCAGCCATCTATATGACTACTAGTTTCAGCAGATCCTATATTACCATTATGACGGATACATCTAATTCCCGAATTGATCCTGATTGATTTTCCTAGAATATTTCTAACCTTTTGTACTTTATAAGCAAGCTCATCTTTAATATCATCTCTCCCACACCCGCATTTACAAGCGTATTCTGCTTTGTTAAAATTAGCTGTTAGATCTCCCATTTGACCTACCTCCTTGATTTACTTGGTTTTTAAAGGCATCATAGGCTTTAAACTTAATAACTCTTCTAGCTGTAATAACTACTGGTTCGCCTGTCTTAGGATTACGCCCCATTCGTTTAGATTTATTGCTTGTAATAAAGCAACCAAATCCTCGGATTGTTACTTTTCCTTCATCAATAAGACCTTGTTTAATAGAATCTAGAACAGCTAACACAATATCATATGCTGCTACTTGGGGAATATTTAATTGCTGAGCTACTGTATTTGTTAAGTGTTCTTTAGTCATTTGATCTCCTTGTATTAGTTACCGATTTAGTTATATACTACTACTTATTTTAATAGTAATATATTTAATACTATGGAAAAAACAAAATTTACATTCAATGACGCGGAATTCTTATATATTGTTAATATAATTTTAAAAGCAGATCATGATGAAGATGAGGAATATGAACCAATAACTAGTATGGATGATAGTTTTAACATTCAAGGGTTAGATAGCCTAAGTGTTATGATGTTCTTTATTTGGGTATCTGATTTTTTTGGCATTCCTGAAGATAAATTTCAAGAGCTTGCAGAACAAAAGGATTTTACTATTAGAACTTTAAAAGATTTTATAAGTAGAGAAGCTACTAAAACTTTTACGTACGATGATGCTATGGCGTATTCTAAACATTCATTTAATAATGATGATGACGCTATACGATCTAAAACGGATAATCCAAAGTTCTAATATGCTACTGACTCATACTAATTCTGTTTACTCGGAAGAGTTGACTTTATTAGATCATATTCCATATCCTCAGTATGTTCATCAAGTCGGAGATGGAGGAGGTGAATTAGTTACAAAAGGAATTAAACTAGCACCTGGAGTATTGATTAACTATGTCTTGCGAGGTAAACATGGAGCTACCCCTGGAACTCGGGACTATATTAAAAAATTATTAGCTACTCCTACTCGTAAAGTAGGGTTAATATTAGCTTCAGGCAGTACTTCCTGGATGGGGTATACAACATGTGTTCCTAAGACTGATCAGTATCCGGTGTATAGATTAGCACCTATGGCAGTTACTCAAGTATATGCTGGATATCTAGCTAGTCAATTAGGATCTTTTGACTATATATCAACAGATAGTGTAAGCTGTATTAGTGGGCACTCTGCTTGGTATACTGCTTCCACTCTATTGCAATCAGAACGTCTTGATGCAGTTGTAGTTGTTTCAGTAGATAATGGGCTTTCAGAAGAATACTTGTTCGTATTTGGCGAGCATAAATTAAGTAAATTAGTTGATGAAGAAGATAACCCAGAAATTACTAAATTTCACTTAGGACAAGGGTGCAATATATCAGTATTTGAAAGTGAATCATGTAATCGCAATACAAACAATGATTTATTAGCTAAAATTAAGGATATACATATAGCAGCGGAATACCATGTGTCCCCATTAGGTATCTCATGTGAAGGCATTGGGTATGAAAAAGTAATGACTAGAGTTAATACGGATAATATTGATTTTATAAAAACCCATAGTACTTTTTCAGATGATAATGATATAGAGAGCAAGTTAATTAAAGATATATTTGGTGATATTAGAACAGTTAACTATAAATTACGCATTGGCCATACTATGGGAGTATCGACTGCTGTAGAAACAGCGATAGCAATACAGGAAGAATCGGGTACATTTCTTAGTTTAGGAGCAGGAATGGGTAATGTATATTCTTCTGTAGTCGTGGAGATTCTATGATATTTACACATGCTAGTATGATACAAGAAGGAGAATCTGCTTTGTTTTATAGGTTTAGCCGTCCTTTAAAGGGTTATATGATAGCAGGATTATTCATTGCGCCTAATATGACAGCTAAGCTAAATTTTGTTAAAGTATGGAAATACTTTGTATCTGAAATAGTACAAGCAGATGATATATACGCCTCTATTCCTTTAGGAGTAACAAGTTCTATGTTTGAGAACTATATGGAGTATCATGATACAATAAATGGCTTTAAGATATATAAGGTTGATAAGTTTCTTAAAAAGCAATACAGTAACTATGATAAACATATAGAAAGAGCCGGTACCTCATCATGAGTGAACAAGATACTGATAGTTTAGATCGTGATTCTACTGAAACTGATGCTTCTACTTTACAACCAGATTGGGAAAATCCACCTAGTCTTGCTGATCTTAAAGCGGATTTCGAATCAGCTCAAGTAGCTCATGATGTTCATGTTCAAGAAGTAGACAATTGGCTTAGAGTTCTTAATGGAGAACAAACCATTAATAATAAAAAAGGCCGATCTAAGCTAGTTCCTAAATTAGCTAGAAGACAAGCTGAATGGCGTTACGCTGCTTTATCAGAACCCTTCCTATCCACAGATGATCTATTTAATACTTCTCCTCAAACCTTTGAAGATAAAGAATACGCAGTACAAAACGGTATGTTACTTAATTACCAGCTTAACTGTCGTATGGATAAAGTTAATTTTATAGATGAATACATTAGAACAGCTGTAGACGAAGGTACTGTAATAGTACGTGTTGGTTGGGAGTTTGAAGAAGATAAGCGTAAGGTCTGGGAAGACATTATGGCACTCCAGCCAATGGTAGACCCTCAAACTGGGCAACCTGCAGTAGATCCTAATACTGGACAACCAGCAATGCAGGAAGTAAAGGTCGGACAGAAATCTAAGATGAAGACTATTACTGTTAAAAATCAACCTATTTTAACAGTTTGTGACTACAATAATATAATTTTAGATCCTACTTGTGAAGGTCATATAGAAAAAGCTAATTTTGCTGTATATAGTTTTGAAACATCACTATCTGAACTTAAGAAAGACGGACGGTATAAAAATCTTGATGATATTAACTTTGAAAGTACTTCAGTATTAGCTGAACCTGATCATACAATTAATACAGACGATAGTTCTTTTACATTTAAAGATAAGGCGCGTAAAAAAGTCATTGCTCGTGAATACTGGGGGTATTGGGATATTGATGATACTGGAGAAGTTAAACCTTTTGTAGCTACATGGGTAGGTAGTACATTTATTAGAATGGAAGAAAATCCTTACCCTGATAAGAAAATTCCTTTTATATTAGTTCAGTACCTCCCCCGCCGTAAAAATATTTATGGAGAACCTGATGCAGCTCTTATTGAAGATAATCAAAAGATTGTAGGAGCTGTAACTAGAGGAATTATAGATATTATAGGGCGTAGTGCTAATGGACAACAAGGAGTTAGAAAAGATGCTTTAGATGTTACTAATGCTCGTAA